TTAAGGGTGGGGATGTATTATATACAGGAAGATGCTAAAAAGAGGGATAGTTTATTGGGTGTAGAGATTAGTTCCAGTTTGGTTGTTATAGATCAGTTGAGTGGTATTAGGGGTATGACTAAGATGGAGATAGATAGGTTAGCGGATAGTATAGATATTAGGAGGAGGTATATAGATAGTTTAAATAAAGGTATGTTATCATGGTAAAAAAGGGTATATGAGTAGATTAGTTATATTTTTATTTGTGGTATGGTGTGGTAATTTATATGGTCAGTTAGATACTGTTAAGGTGTATGATGGGTTAAGTATAAGTTATTTAAGGAGGGGGGATACTATTATGGTTAGTAATAGGAAGTGGGGTGATATTGTCCAGGTGTTAAGGAGTAAGGAGGAGGAGATACAGATGTTTGATTATATGACTGACAGGTATAAAAGGTTAGCGGGTGTTAGTGACAGTTTGTATGTTGAGCAGAGTAAGATAACTGATATGTATAAGAGTAGGTCTGATATTTGGAAGGATGCTAATACGGATTGTGTTACTAAGTTTAATTCTATGGTTATATTACATGGTGAATGTAAGCAGGAGGTTGTAAGGGAAAGGAGGAAGGGTGTATGGTCTGGTGTTTTATATGGTGTAATGGGAGGATTTGTAACTGGAATAATAACAAGTTTAATTTTAGTAAAATGAAAGTATTAGAGTTTAGGATGGAGATAGAGCCTATGGGTGCAGTTAGAACTACAAGGCAGGGAAAGTATAGTGAGCGTGCTGTGAGGTATCATGAGTGGATGACCAAGTTAAAATGGTTATGGATAAATGAATGTTTGCAGAAGGGGTTAGATAAGCAGTATATACTTCCTGATAGTATAGATTATATAGAGTTTGGATTAAGTATAAATGATCCCAGTAAAAAAAGTAATAAGAATGTGGTTAGTATGATAGGTATGCCTCATCAGAAGAAGCCAGATTTGGATAATTTATATAAGGCTTTGGTAGATAGTATATGTTACAAGAAAGACGATAGTCATATATGGGAGGTTGGAAAAATGAAAAAAATATATAGTGATTTCCAAAAAGGTTATATCTTTGTACGTGTCATACAGAAGTAAGTTTATAAACAATTTAGGAAGCTTGGTAGAAATACTAAGCTTTTTTATTTAAATAGTTAGTGTATGTTTTATTTGTATATGGGCGATGTACATATTACTCCTGCAGGGCAACAAGTGCCGGAGTATAAAATGTTAAGGGGTGAGTATCCAAAAGATAGACACTTTAATGAAATATTGGTGTATATTTATTATGTTTACACTAAGAAAGATAATCCGTATTGGGGACTACCACCAAAAGAAAGAAGGGTGCAGATTATTTCTAATTATGGATTATTTGACTGGACATCATGGGAAAAGATAGAACAGAATGAAGATGTTCGTAATTTAATAGAGTTTTATAAACGTATACAGTTAACGGATAGTGATATAAATGCAGAGGCATTTAGGGCAAAAGCTGAGTATTGGAGAAATAAGTTAATGGATATGACTAATACTCCTGATGAAGAAGAGGCATTTGCTAAAGCATTGGATACTGCTACAAAGTTAGCTGAAGAGTTTAAGATAAAGGCGGAATTAGAGATAGGGGAGCAAGACCATGACGGTGTTGCTTTATATTTATTTGAAATACCTGAAGATAAAAAACCATATCATCATAGGATAAAACTATCATAATGAGCATATTTAAAAAGAAACAAACTTTATTTCATAAAACCGAAGATTGTTGTGATGAGCAACAGATAAACCAAATAAATTTAAGGTTAGATATAGCTGAAGGAGATATAGATCAGTTGGAGATAGATGTAGCTAATTTAATGTCAGGTGGTAGTGGTGTGCCATATATAGGTGCAACACAAAATGTAGATTTAGGTGAGTTTGAATTAAGAGCAGGGCAGATAGAATTGGACCAATCACCTACAGGAACGGCAGGGGTAGCTGTTACACGTTGGAATGATACAATAGGTGCTACAGAAACTACATTAAAAGGTGGTAATGTTGTATTAAAAAATGGAGTAGATTTAGTAGCAAGAGTAGTTAATAAGGTTACTCCAAATACTACACTAACTAAAGCAGCATATCAGGCAGTAAGAATAAGTGGTGCTCAAGGGCAAAGATTGGCAGTTGCATTAGCACAGGCTAATAATGACAATAATAGTGCTGACACAATTGGATTGGTTACAGAAACAATAGCAACAAACCAGGAAGGATTTATATTAACAGTAGGTCAATTGGAAGATATAAACACTACGGGCAGTTTACAAGGAGAAACTTGGGTCGATGGCGATGTCTTATATTTATCACCTACAACAGCAGGACAAATAACTAATGTTAAGCCTACAGCACCACAGCATATAGTTGTTATTGGTTATGTAGAGTACGCTCACGCTAATCACGGTAAGATATATGTAAAAGTTATGAATGGTTGGGAATTAGGCGAATTACACGATGTTGCTTATCCGACAACTTTAGCAAATGGCGAAATATTACAATATAATAGTTCTAATACAAGATGGGAGAATACAGTACCAAAAATACAATTATTGGCACAATCCTCTCCTAATACAACGCATACCGGAACAACAAATAATACCTTAGTATATTCTAAACTGATTGATGCAAATAAAGTTGGAACTGGAGATGGGTTACAGATTGCGACAAAGTTTACAAAACCATCAGGATCAGCGGCCAATCCAACAATAAGAATCTATGTAAATACCAGTGCGAGTTTATCCGGTGCAACATTATTAGCTACATATGCAACTACGAATTTAAATGGTAGATTCTTTTTAGTAGAAAGAACTGCCAATGTCGATGGGGCCACAACAAACTTTATTGCTGCTTCTTCTGGTGCATTAACAGATAGTGCTACTTTATCAACTACAGCACCAAGTGATGTAAGTATAGATTGGACTGTAAACCAATATATAATAGTTGCTATACAGTTGGGTAATGCAGCAGATAGTACAAGTTTAAGATTGGTAAATGTTATATTAAATAAAGCTGTATAATTATGCAAACAATAATATTAAATGGTACAAGTTTAAATATAAATGGTATAGACCATACTTTAAATACAGATTTTTATGAAATAGTAGATAACTTTTGTATACACTTATCTTTAGATGCAAATAATAATATTAGACTATTTGATTGTAATCTTACAACAGTAAATGGTAACGTAGCACAAAATTCTGATGTTTTATTATTTTTATTTGGATTTACAATTTAATTTATTATAATAATTTTATATTTGTATACATGGGTGTAATAGGATGGCAAACATATTAACACTATGACAATATTTAAAAAAAAACAAACCTTATTTAACTCAACAGAAAACTGTTGTCCAGAAGTTGCAGCTAACAATGTAGTTAATTTAAGATTATTAGATAATAATAATTTAGAATTAATACTTAATGATGGAACTACACATACTGTTAATTTAGACAGATACGATGATAGATGGGAATATCCTACACCTTCTTTACAAAGTTTTATACATAGCAGCCATATAGATACAGAAGCTTTGTTAATTAATAAGCTTACAGGATATTTTATACAAGTAATGGGTGAAGTTACTATAACACAAGCAAATATAAATGTAACTGCTACTGGCGCAAGTCCATCTACAGATATTTTATTTGGTATTTATACTGTTGATAATGGATATCCTAAAACATTACTATGTAAAACGCCTGTATTAAGTACATCAGCAACTGGTGTTCAAAATGCTACTATAGTGGGTGGTTATCAAATACTTACAAAAGGTATATATTTTGTTGCTTATTCTTCTAATAGTGATGCTACATTATTAGCTATAAGTAAACAAACACCTATACATCTACCTGGTCATTTAAATACTTTAGATTCAAGTTCTTATATTACAGGCATATCAGTTACGTATTCTTATACAGGTACTTTACCAACAACATTTCCTGCAGGTGGAAGTGGATTAAATGCTGATATTCCTATGGCTATATTTAAAATATAAAATTACTATGACACAAGATAATTTATTTTTAGGCTTTAGCAGTATTAAAGATCTGTTTAATCAAATGTTTAAATATAAACAGATTAAATTTTTTCAACTACTATTAATTACATTAGTCATGGTATTATTGTTAGCCTTGCTACCTAAGTTAGAAACGTACATATGGAGTCCTTTTTGGACTTTATCTGTTTTTGTAGCAGTGATATTATTGGATTTTGTAACAGCTATAGCATGCAGTTGGCAAGAAAAAAAGTTTGTAACATCTAAAGCTATAAAAGTTCCATTTACTCTTGTATCGTATTTATTACTATTTAGCATACTACATAATTTTGGTAATGTAGTTATAGCTTTTAAAATGAATAATTTTTTGCCAGCACCAGCATTTTATTGGATAGCTAAAGGTGTATATATACATTGTTTTTTAATTAATCTATTATCATCATTAAAGCATATGTCTAAGCTTGGTTTAATAAATAAACAAGTAAGTAAGTACATAGAGTTATTTATAGACATACATAAAAATAGTACACAACAATTAGGTAACACTCAAAATAATAATAACAATGACAATGTTTAGCAACACTAATAAACCAAAGTCTTTATTTAACAAAAAAAGATTTTTTACAGGACCTTGTTGTCCAGATGAATCAGAATGCTGTGTTGATGGCAATAGTCCAAGTTTAAGAAACTGCGCTTGGCAACTTACTTGGGAAATAATAGAAACAGGGACAAGTCTTAACGTAGATTCACAAAACTATTCTATAGTAACTACACAAAATTTATTTGAAACATTGTCTTTATCAGAATTAACTGGTGACACATATACTATGAAGTTTTATGTTACACCTTTAATATCTCCTGTAAATTTATTAAATGTAATTACTGCTGATGTTGTAGATACGGCAAGTCCTTCTTCTATAGTTTCATCATTTACATCTGCATCACCTTTTACTATAGTTGCTCCTATAAGTATACAAACATTAATTGGTGAAGTAGAATTATCTGCTGATCCTGGTTTATATAACCCTGTATTTACTATAGAAACAGATTGTGGAAATGTTACAGTAGAGTTTGAATATCAGGTGACTGCGTTATAATATGAATATACTTAAGGTTGCTGATTTAGAAATAGATGCTGATACTAACATAGTTATTAATGGTACAAAACCTGTAAAAGATAGATTTTATTACAGTAGTAGAATATCAAATAGTATATTATGTTATGATGAACATTTTAATAAATATCAGAATGTAGAGTTATTTAGTCCTGTTATATATGATTTAGATAACCCTATGCCTAAGTATAATCCATTATGGGAAGTATATGATAATCCAAATATTAAAAAGAAAAAGCTCATCAGAATTAACTACCCTAAATCCTACCTAGAATGGTGGTATGAACAACGAAGACGTTGTTTGGAAGGTTATACTGCAGGGGGTGTACGCATATCTGGTGCCAACTATTTTTATTTAAATTTTTGGAGAATTAAAACTAAAGCAAGAGGAGGTGGTATGATACCTCCAAGATTTTTAGATTTAGATAAAGAGTTCTTTGACTTAATAGAAAAAGCAAGAAAAGAAGATAAAAACTTATTAGCTGTTAAAAGAAGACAGATAGGTTTTTCAGAAAAGTTAGCAGCCTTATGTGCTTTAGAAGCTTTATTGTATCCTTCTTCTCAAACACTTATAGTAGCAGGTTTAGATGAATATGCTCAAACAACATTTAATAAAATGATTATGGGTATAGATGCTTTATCTGCACTATCGCAAGAACAAGCAGGTAGAGAGTTTTACAAAAGAAAACTTAAAAATATACCTGAGTATGTAAAGTTTGGGTTTGATGTTGCCGGTGTAAGTAAAGGTTATTTATCAGAAGTATTTGCTGTAACAACTAAAGATAATCCACAAGCAGCTTCAGGTAAATCTCCTACACTTGTATTTATGGAAGAAGCAGGTATTAATCCATTATTACGCAGAGTATATAATATGATATTGCCATCTATACAGGAAGGAGGTAAACAAAATGACAGGATTGTTATTATAGTTGGTACTGGTGGTGAAATGAAAAAAGGTGTGGCGGATTTAATGGATATGTTTTATAATCCTAAAAAATATAATCTGTTATCTGTACCTAATACTTATGAAGAAGGTGCAGAACCTAATGCTGTATGTTGTCCATTCTTTCCTGCCTGGTATTATTATGTTATGGACCATGATGGTAATAGTTATAAAGATGCAGGAATAGAATTAATTATGCGTGAAAGAAAACGTGTAGGTTCTAATAAAAAAGATTTGCATACACTAAGAACACAGATGCCTTTATATCCATCTGAAGCATTTAGCACATCAGGTATATCTCCATTTAATACAGAAAAGTTAGAAAGACAACTGCAAAAGTTACTTACTAATGATTGGGAAGAAAAACTACAATATGGCAAGTTTGAAGAAATAATGGAAAATGGGTTGTTAATAGGTGTTAGATGGATACCGGCTCCAGAAGGTAAAAATGATATTGTAGACCACGAAGGTGATTTTATGTATCCTTGTGTTATTGTAGAACATCCTGACAGACCTGATGGCGTTGATACTACTGGATATGAATATATGATAGGTGCTGGCAGTATATCATCATTATATGGAGCAGGTACTGACAGTTATGATAAAGATGAAGCTAATACTTCTGATTCTGAAGGTTCTTGCGTTATATTTAAAGGTTATAATTCTTCTGACAAAACATCTATGTTGCCTGTATTTAGATTAACATGGAGACCAATTAAAAAAGAAAAGTTTTATAAACAGACAGCTTTAGCGTGTATTTATTATGGTGAGTGTGAAAATTTGATAGAATGGTCAAATGTTTCTATCTTTGACTGGTATAA